GAGTTTCCTATAGGTACAACACACTCATGGTTTAATGCACCTTGATTAAGTCCTGCATCTATCCTAGGAGACTTCACAGTCTCTGCCAGCGTGCTTCCCACTGTTATTTGCTCATAAGTAACCTTATGCACGAAATGATTGCCATTGAAGATTATAAGAGACTTGCCAAGAGAATTTATCGCCCTACATGGAGCGTCTAGTGTCAAAGTAAAGCCTTCTCCAGCTACTCGTGGAGTTGACGGAGTATAGTTTGTGTAATCAGTATTCTTTGAAACATAGACCAAGTTATCATCTTCACTGCCTATTGCTATTTGATTTTCAGAACCATGACCATAAATAATATGATTAGTATGATTTGCTACTGGCTTATTGCTTTGTGTTACTATTTTTTGTATTAAAATATCTCCAGCTATAAGTCCTGCTGTATCTGTTATTCCTGTAACTGTTGTAGTGCTTTCTCCACCTGTGTATGTATATTCTGTACCAGTACGAACACATACGACTACTTTGTTTCTTGTTGTATAAAATCTAGCTTGACCAAAAGTAAGTGTTCCTACTTTAGTTATTGTTGTGCCAGTAATTGATGAGACGATTGCCACTGCTCCGTTCCATTCATAGATGTTGGCATCGCCGATCACCATGAGCTGTAAGTCTAGTTTTTCAGTATTATCATACCAATTACCCTGACGAAGTTTCTCTGTAGTACTCCAAGCATCTTTTATTCTAGTCCATGCGTCTATTACAGTCCCTTCCACTGTAGATAGATAAACTTCTAATTCATCATCATAAAATCTCTGGGGTAAATGGGTTCCTGTTGAAGTGTCCCAAGTCCAAGCGTTTCGGTTTTCAGTGATTGCTGTTTTGGCTGCACCGAGGCGGAAATATCCAGACCTGCTCTTAACCTTGCGTTGATAGTCTATGAGAACATTTTTACTACCAGCAATAAGAAGTTTAGGGCTAGTGTTACTAGGTTCCTGAGATGTATTGTAACCTTCGCATTCTTCTGATAGTAAAAATTTGTTTGGCATGTTTATAATCTATTTCTAAAAGGCATTCTTCCGTATTGACTTATAGTCTTTTTTTCCATAGAGGGGAACATAGCTCTGTAAGCGGGGTACAATGTCTTTAATTGGTTCTCTGCATGAGTCATGTCAAAGACACTTTCACTTCCCTCCATTTGGTGTGCGGCATCTATAAGACATTCCATGAGGAATACAGGAAGAGTATCATTGTCTAATAGAACACTATCGTCATCTGTTGTTGGTTGTGAGATATAAGTACCTGCAGAGTTCTTGAAAAGAAACTTTGAATAGTATTTCATATCAAAATTCCTTCCTATAGAAAAGATTATATTGTCTATTCTTATATTATTTTGTGCAGAACTAGCTACAGTTATCTGAAATGAGTCTACTGTTGCAGGTGCAACTGTTCCTGTTTCTGTTGCTGTACTCCATGAGAACTTTAATAGGTTCCATCCAACTTTGAAAGCTGTGCCATCTGCTTGCGTAGTCTGAGCTGTAGAAGCCCAGTAGTTAGTTGTGAGATCATTTCCCCACCTTGCTGATATAGAAGTAACTGTAGCACCGAGATACACCCAGACGAATATATCTGCCACTTCGTCTTCATCTGTAAGGTCTACAGCAGACATCGTAGTGTTCTTTATTCCGTCTCCTGTTGCTACAAGGTCAAATTCTATGGACGCTGAACCTGAAATCTTGAATATAGTATTTGCTTGAACGCCTGTAGCACTTCCTACAGCACTCCAAGTACCGTTACTCGTAACAGAGTTCATGTTATGAAGAGTTTTACCTCGTCTTGTTCTCCAGTTTATACGGATAACTTTACTTCCTTCGCTTCCTTCTATTGAAAGAGTCTTATTCTTTGTGGCTTTTTCCAAGTCAAACTTCCCTGCTTTGTTTCTTACAGATGTATCCCATGAACTTCTATTGTCTTGAGGAATTAAATCTATAATATCCAAGAAGTCCGAAGGTAGAGAATAGTTATAGACATCATCGTGAATGAGGTTGGATAGTGTACCGAGACGTATACTCTCTAGTGGTTTTACTTTTAACAAGAACCTAGAAGCAGATCGTTCATACATTGAGTATAAGTTACGGATTTTATTCAACGAACCCGAATGAGTCAGACCTATAAGATGATTTGATATTTGTGATAATGAGAAGCTCATAAGCAATAATAATTATTGTGTTCTCCATTCTGTTACCAAAACAGTACATGTTCCACTACCTACAATTCCTTGAACGGCTCCTCTAACATTTGGAAATTGATTTACAACATCTCCTAAAATAGTAGTAGAAGAAGCAAAAGCGAATGTTCCTGTGTTTGCTGTCGCAACTACATCTCTTTCAAGTCTCAAGAATACTCCATTTGTACCACCTATAGTACAATTTATCGGCTGTATTGTCGCCGTTACCCTAGCACCTGACTGTCCTTGCGGAGTAGTCGTTCCCAGAAGTCTCAAGGAAGTAGTTGTTAATGTGAAAGCTGTTGATGAAGCATTCAAGAAAGATGTACTTGGTACTACATGGGCATCTGCTTTCTGAGGGTCTTTATTCCAAACAAATACAGATACAAATGCTATAACTATCGCTACTACTGTTAATATATATTTTTTCATTATTTTTAAGTTAATTTATAATTGGTATTGATTTCTGTAACCCGCACATCTTTATCAGCCATTTTTGACTGACAAAGTGTAGGGGCTATTTACAAGTTGTCGCTGCAGCTGAAATGGTTATACCACTTACAGTAATTGCAACAGTACCTCCAGTAGATGTCTCCATTTGAATACATGTACCTCTACCTGTTGTTGATGATTGCAACAAAAGAGTTGTGGTAGCTGTTCCATCTGCGACAATATCACCTGCTGTTGAAGGGGTTGTAGAGCCGATACCAGCACGACCTGTTGTTACAAGTGTTGTGCCTCGTACCTGACCTACTGTTGGTGAAGTGGTGTCTGCACTTATACCATTTGGGAACCTTGTTCCCGATGCACCTAGTGAAACTGCTGATTGATTATTACCAACCAGTGTTGAAATAGAAATACCGAGTGCAAGCACTGCGATTACTCCTATTATCCATGTAATGATTTTATTCATATGTGTGGTTAGTTAATTGATAATAATAATCTAGACTGTCCCATTACTTCCAACATACCCACAAAAACTCTCTGGGAAATGTGCTTCTAGGAAACGTCCTCGGTAGATATATGAGTCGTTAGCTGTATTTTCTGGTGGAATCAAACTTGTGTACAAGTCTCTGTGAACCTTTCTATTTATCATGTGACTTGATGAAAGCACATGATATGAAGTGTTCGCATTAGAGTTTGTATTGTAAGTTGAGCCGAGGAAAATAGAAGCTGCGATTCGTACTGATCCAAATATTGTGTCGAAAATGTTTATTTGATTTTCGCCAGAGAAAGGGATAAGTTGAGAGTCCATAACTTCCTTTGCTGTTCTAAAGAGAATGAAAGGAACTAGAATACCCTCGAATACATAACTACCTGCTTCGCCGTCCTGTGCCTTCTGGTTTGCAAGACTCTGAACTACTGTCCACAATCCATCTGCTGAAAGAGCTGCTGTCTCAAGATTGTCCACATTTACATTTTTTAATGTAGTGTGGGAATCGCTTGCGAGGGCGTCTCCATCTGGAGTTGTGTTTATAGTACCTGCAAAAGCATCTCCGTATGTATTAAGGATAGCTTTCTTGTCTTGGGTAATCTTTGCTCGGTCTCCCATTTGCTCACCTATTTTAGCTCGCTTTCCTACCTTGTCGGCATGGAATGCTTCGCTTGAAACTGGAATTTGCTTTGTCCACTTCTGCATTTTCTTGGTCTTTGTGTTACCAATGAATGTATCTGTGTTAGTAAGCTCTTCCTGCTCGTCTGTCTCATCAAATGCACCTACGTTGGAATCTTCATCCCATGTATATGCGAGTAATGGTTCTGATGACTGCTTGAAGAAGAAAGTATCGTTTGCAGAGAGATAACTTGGCTGTTCTGTTCTCTGATACTTCTCCCATGCTACAGCGTCGATTTCAGTTTGCACTGCGTCTGGCGATAAGCCAGCTGTATGTCCTCCTGATGGGTTCAAAATAGTGTTCGTGATTGTTATATCCTTACAGAATTTCTAATCACTACTAATAAAATTAAATAATAATTACTAACTAATCTAACTATGAAACTTCTGTACGATATGCTTTAGAGTCAACAACTACATCTAGTGTTGAAAGTGCTGTGTTTCCACCGACAATTTCAAGTCCTGATGTATCTGCTGAAGCCGCGTTCTTTATTGTGTAAAGTGGCCCACCGTCAGAAGCTCCTGTAGCTGAGTAGTCAAACAACACTGCATCTCCTATGAGGAGAGCAAGCTCTGTTAATGTATCTACACTTGCTTCGGTTTCTGCTTTTCCTCTAATACGTCCAATATTTGGTACTGGACATGCACTATTCAAGAATTGCTCCTTAACAGTTCCAGCTGCTACAAGTTCTGCATCTTCGTTTGCAATACCACCAAACTTGTGAGTTGAAGTAGTGATTGCGGCGATAATAGGTGTATCCGCTGCCGCTCTCACCATTGTATTTACTGTTAATGCTCCAGAAGATAATGTACCCAAGTTATGGATAGGTTCTCCTGTAAGAATTTTAGTTCCTCCTGATACTAGGTATCTAGGGAAGATTGCTGCGGGCCCTACTACTCTTAAGTCTGCTTTTGCCAATTGATTGATTGATTGATGTAATACGCTATGCGTAAATACGCTATGTAAATACGTAAAAAGCGACTTGGTCAACCAAGGGTTAAATAATAATTACTAAACTATGCCATATAGACATAGCGGTTTTGTAATCCGAATTATTAAGCTATTGCTTTTGAGATAGATAAGTCTGCTTCGTCTTTGGATTTTTAATCAAAGTCTTTCCTGACGGTAGTTTCTTTTTCCAAAGTTTATCACTCGTGTCAAAGTTAAATCCTGCTCGCTTGTATGAGGCGGTATCGCCCGCAGACAGCTTTGTTGCAGTACCTTCCATTGGATCACGATGAGTTCCAGCTGAATCATTAGATGCGGTATTCTTACTTTTCAATGCTCGTTTAAGCTCTGAATTAATAGAGACTAGCTTCTTTCGATTAGCTATGGCGTGTGCTTCCTCAATCTGCTCTTCAAGAGATAGGTGAGCTGGGAAAGTTCGGTTGGCATGAATCTCTATAATGGCTTCTGCTTCCTCTGGGGAAGTAGATATACCATTAGCGAGTTTCTTTATATGAGAACCTGCTAGACGTTTTTCAGTCTGTTGAGTATTCTCTGCAAGGATTCTTTGGAGTTCCCTAGATGTGATAGGTTTGTCATCATCATCAATAGGGTCTTCTTCATTATCTTCTTGTACCTTTCTCTTGCGTTCAGTGTCTTTAAAACGCCTATCAGCAAGAGCTTTTTCCGCTTTCTCCCTAGCTTCTTTCTCTCGTAGAGCTACAGCTTTATAATCGGTGAAATTGTCAGTGTTCTGAGCTTCTTTCTCTGCTCGTTTTGCTTCCTGTTCCTCTTCGGATAAGTCTGCAATCCCTGCTTCAAAATCAGCATCTGCTATTTCTTTGTCAGCTTTGGCTTTCGCTTCTGCTTCAGCTTTGGCAGTTTCAGCTTGTTTTTCTTCTTCAGTCATAAAAATATGGCATCTCATTTTAAGTCTGAGTAGACTTTTATTGATAAAGCTCTTGCGAGCATCAGCTACCTGCTGTGAGGGGGTTAGATTCCCAATTGAGTAATTGTATCGACCCAATCACTCTTTGGAAATCCAATCCTATACTTTAGTCATTGTGTCAAGTTTCTCTTCTATTGTCTTTACCAGAAGCTCTAGTATCTTTACTGCCACTAAGTCTGATTCTCCTTTCGACTTACTGTATCCGTTTCTAGCAAGCCATAGTAGTTCAGATCGTAGTATCTTCCAGAGTCCTGAGTCCTTTAACGCTCTAGCTTCGTTTCTGAGTGCTACTACTTGCCCTGGAGTGAGTGGAGTTCCTTTATGGCTCCATACATTTAGTGCTGTAATCCTTAGTATATCATCTTCTGTTATGGTGTTGTAAACGTCCTCTATGATAAATCGAGCTAAGTGTTTCTGGAGTATTTTTTGCTCCGTGCTTTCCATACTTATTTCTTTATCTTTTTAGTCTTATTATCCTCCTTATTATCTGCTTCTATCTTCTTTAACATCTTCTTAGCTTTTACTTCACCTGGAAGTTCTACACCATCAGGAACAGTAATAACCTTATTTCCGAAACGATAAACAAACTCCACAATAGGAGTTATATGTGGCTTTTTAGCTTTAAAGTTCCAGAAAGAACCATTTTTAACCTTATCCTCCCCTCTTTTTATAGTTCCTGCAAACTTATCATACTCTGCCAAGACAGCAAATTCTAATTTAACTACTTCCTCTTCAGATAATTCTTTATCACCACGCTTCCAAACACCATCAAAATAGGCTTCGTTACCTACACCACCACTACGATTGCTATTACTTAACTGAACCCCATTTAATGCTCTGTCTAATTTCTCTAGATTTGAAAGTATGTATCCTTGAATTTCCATTTTTTTAGTTTAGTTATTTGTTAATTGTTTCTAATTGATTAAATTATACCATAGCCAATTATACAGGCAAGCCCGTAGACAACGCCTTGTTAATTGCCATACTACCAACGGGACTACCTTTTCCTTTATCAGGTTGTGCATTTTGTTGATCAGCCATGACTTCTTCTGGAGTTTTCAAAAGTTCCTCAGTCTCTCCTCGGAAGAATTGATATAGTGTCTTTCGAGTAAGAGCAGGGACTTTAATATATGGATTTCCCTCAAATTGTGTCTGTATCTGTAACATTAAAGCCTGCATAAATTCTTGATTCTTAGGGAACATCAATTCTGGTTCTACTCGTACAAGATATTTCATGCGTGAAAATAACTCAGGATTTATATTGTAGATAATCTTTTTAATATCTGGATATCCAGCTTCAATAGCAAGTTCTATCTCCTTTTCAGACTTTCTCTTATCAGACATTGCCTTACCTAATAGAGACTCATCAAATCTCAATACTTTTGACACACTCTTCCCTTCTGACACCTTGTTTTCTAATATGAAGGTAGGATATTTCATCTTTCCTTCTTTACCTGCAATCTCCATAATCTGTGGAATAGTCAAATGATTTACTGCAATGTCTGCCATAAGTCCCCCGTATTGCACTATTGACTCAGCAAGAGTTTTACCAACACCTTGCAGTAATGTGCGAGCGTTCTTTTCTGCGATATTAAGAGCTGTAGCTTTCTGGTTTGCGTCTGGTAATTGTCCTCCAGTAACATCTGAGACTGATGATTCATCAATAGACTTCTCTACGATAGCCATTCCAGAAAATAGATTACCGAGATTAGCCGCAGGAAGAAGTGGAGAGACCTTTACATCTTTATCTGCGAACGCAACGATAGATGAAGGGAATACTATATCTGAGTCAATATTATCTTTTCCTGTAATAGCGATAGGCATATCTGTATCAAGAAATGCTCTGTTCATTCCCACTTCATACTGAGCGTCAAGTAACCTGTTATCCCAGTATTGTGCATTCATCAAAGACTTGTAATAAAAGAAATGCTCATTTATTCTTTGATATCCAAAAGGTACTACGTTGTACTTCGGTGCGTTTCTATTATCT